AATTTAGGTTTAGTGGCATCTCCGCCGGCTACTCAAGTGCCGCAGGGAGATGCTGCTGCACCCTCGAAAGAGGGTGTTTAATTTTGGCCCACCAGTGACTTCTCTTGACGTAACTGGTGGGACTGACACCTTTTGTGTTATTATTAACCAATGGTGTTAGTTTTTGTTTTGGTCCATCTTTTTAAAAAGGGGTTTTTATGCGTAGGCATAAGTTAGGAAGGCGACATTCTAAGAGATTATTTCATAAGACTGCAAAGCGGGTCCATCCGCGTAATCATCGACCATTTGCTATGCGAGGCGGTTATCGTCTTTAGTAGCTGATTTTTGATTTGCAGTTACCATGTAGTTACAAGCTACATGGCTTTTTTCGCTCATGTATTGGATGAGGAGTTATTATTATATGGCATGTTTTTATCCACGACAAGCTATTCGTATTTTTTCGATGTTATCTTCTAAGGGAAAATCTTTAGTTCGTTTTGTCTCTAATGAGACTGCTGAACGGATGAAGATTTCTCGTTCTTTTGAAGTTTTGTCAGGTTTACCTTGTGGAGAATGTGTTGGTTGTCGTTTGGAGCGTTCACGACAGTGGGCTATTCGTTGTATTAATGAAGCTCAGCTTCATGATTTTAATTGGTTTGTTACTCTTACTTTTGATGAATTTTCTCTTCAGGCTCGTAGGGAGCCTATGTCTCTTGATAAGTCTGATTTTCAGAAGTTTATGAAGCGTTTGCGTAAATCAGTTGGTAAGGTTCGTTATTATATGTGTGGTGAATATGGGGAGCTTTTTAAGCGACCTCATTATCATGCTATTTTATTTGGTGTTGATTTTCCAGATCGTAAGCTGGAAAAGTGTTCTGACGGTATGAGGTATTATTCGTCAGATTTTTTGCATAAGCTTTGGCCTTTTGGCCGTAATATTATTACGGATGTTACGTTTGATACTTGTGCTTATGTTGCTCGTTATATTATGAAGAAGGTTCTTGGTAAGGATGCATGGAAGAGTTATTTTCAGTATTTGGATGAGTTTACTGGTGAATTGGTTGGACATCGTTTGCCGGAGTATACTACAATGTCCAGGCGTTCTGGTATTGGCAAAGCGTGGCTTGATAAATATTTACAAGATGTTTATCCGAAGGATAAGATTTTTATGCGTGGTCGTGGTTTTTCTAAACCACCCAAGTATTACGATTCTCAGTATGAGATCGTTAATCCGTCTGATTACTCTCGTTTGAAGCAAGCTCGTGTTGAAGCGGCTTTATTGCGTTCTGATGACAATACTCAAGATCGTTTAAAGGTTAAGGAAGCTGTAAAGCTTTCTCAGATTGATGTTCTTAAACGTAATTTGGAGTAATTTTAATGTCTTACTTGAGGTTGTATTCTATTTTTGATTCTGGTGTTTCTGCTTATCTTCGTCCTTTTTGGTCTGATCATAAGGAGAATGCTATTCGATCTTTTCGTCAGTTGGTTAATGATGTTTCTGATCCGAATAACATGGTTCATAACCATCCGGATCAGTTTGTTTTATTTGAATTAGGTATTTTTTCTAATACTACAGGTGTTTTTACAGCTCATAGTTCTCCTCAATCTTTAGGTTGTGCTATTGAGTATGTCAATGGCTCTGTTAATGCTTAGTTTTTTGTGCCTGCCACTTGTTTTTAAGTGGCAGGATGGCAAGCGGAGCGCGCAAGTTTCTGTTTTTATTTTTTATTTATTTAGGAGTTTTTATGCATAATCCTTCTGTTATGAGACATGATTTTTCTAAGGTTCCTAGTGCTATTTTACCTCGTTCTAGTTTTAATCGTAGTCATGGTTATAAGGCTACTTTTAATGCTGGTTATTTGATTCCTTTTTTTGTTGATGAGGTTATACCTGGTGATACTCATCATATTAATTCTACTGTTTTGCTTCGTTTTGCTACTTTGTTGTTTCCGTTAATGGATAATGTTCATGTTGATATTCAGTATTTTTTTGTACCTATGCGTTTATTGATGGATCATTTTGAGCGCATGATGGGTTTTCAACCTAATCCTGGTGATTCTACTTCTTTTATTTTTCCTACTGTTACTTCTACTAATACGACTGATTTTAATGAATCTACTATTTATGATTATATGGGTATTGCTACTAAGATTTCTGGTGTAGCTGTTAATTCGATGCCTTTGCGTGCTTATAATAAGATTTGGGCTGATTGGTATCGAGATGAGAATCTACAGAATGATGTAGTTCAGAATCGAGATGATGGTCCTGATGCTGTTTCTGATTTTGCGTTGCTTAGACGCGGTAAGCGTCATGATTATTTTACTTCTTGTTTACCTACTCCGCAGAAGGGTACTGCTGTTGAGTTACCTTTAGGTAGTACTGCTCCTGTTCTTCGTACTTCTAATGCTGCTGGTTGGAATGTTTATGATGCTGGTGTTAATACTTATTCTGCTGGTGGAGATTTATATTCTAGTGCTTTGACGCCTAGCAAGGTGTATGCGGTTGTTGGTGCTAATCCTGCTGTTTCTTTTGATCCTATTGGTGGTTTGTATACTGATTTGGCTACTGCTACTGCTGCTACTATTAATGATTTGCGACAGTCTATCTCTGTTCAACGACAGTATGAACGAGATATGCGTGGAGGTACTCGTTATGTTGAGGTTTTGAGGAGTTCTTATGGCGTTACTAATTATCCTGATGCTCGTTTTCAGCGGGCGGAACTTCTTTCTGTTTATTCTGAGAGGATGAATGTTAATGTTGTTGCTCAGACTGCTCCGCCGGCTACAGGTACTACTCCTCTTGCTTCTCTTGCTGGGTTTGGAACTACTGTTTGTCATAGAGCTGGTTTTGTTAAGTCTTTTGTTGAGCACGGTTTTGTTGTTGGTTTGATTTCTGCTCGTGCTGATTTGACTTATCAGAATGGTACTGATCGTATGTGGTATACGTCTACTCGTTTTGATTTATATTGGCCTGAGTTTGCTAATCTTGGTGAGCAGGCTGTTTTACAGCGTGAGATTTTGACTTCTGGTACTGGTGCTGATACTGGTGTTTTTGGTTATCAAGAAGCATGGGCTCATTATCGTTATAAGAATTCTAAGATTTGTGGTTTGTTTCGTACAAACGCTACTGGTTCTTTAGATTCTTGGCATTTGTCTCAAGATTTGTCAGGTGGTGTTTCACTTAATTCTACGTTTATTGTAGAGAATCCTCCTACTACTCGTGTTAAGGCAACTTCTGGTGATCCTGATTTTATTATGGATGTTTATCATAATTTAATTTCTGCTAGACCGTTGCCTTCTTATTCTGTTCCTGGGTTGACTCGTTTGTAAGGAGTTTTTATGGGTGTTTTTGATGCTATAGCTACTGGTGCTGCTTCTGCTTTGTCTTTTTTAGGACAGGAGAGAGCTAATCGCCAAAATAAGGATATTTGGCGTAAGACTCAGGATTGGGATACTCAGCAAGCTCAGACTAATCGTGATTTTCAAGAACGTATGTCTAATACTGCGTGGCAACGTGGTGTTTCTGATATGAAGGCTGCTGGTATTAATCCTATGCTTGCTTTTTCTCAAGGTGGTGCTTCTTCTCCTGCTGGTTCTGTCATTGGTGGCAAGTCTTCTGCACCAATGCAGAATACTATTGGTGCTGGTGTTTCTTCTGCTATTCAGTCTGCTTCTTTGATTGCTCAGCTAAAGAAGAATGAGGCTGATATTGGTGAGGTGAATAGCCGAACTGCTTTGAATTTTGCTCAGATAGCTAATACTGCTGCTACTACTGCTAAGGCTCGTGCTACTCAGCCTCTTTATAATTTGGTTAGAGATGGTGTTAATTCTTTGATTCATTCTGCTAAGTCTCTTAAGTTTAGTTCTGTTCCTCGTGGTTCTATTAATCTTTCTAAAGGTTTATTTAGGAAATAGGAGTTTTTATGTCTAAGGTTAAGCATTATGTTTATGCTGGTGTTGTTTATGCAGTTGGTGAGATCTGGTTTGATCTTGCTGGTAATGAGTGTTTTTTTCGTGATAATGGTTCTGTTTCTTGCAGAACTGTTAATAATGAGCCTTCTTTGACTATTCAGTCTGAGAAGGATGCCTGTGATGTTAATAAGATCGTCGAGAAGTGTCGACGTACTGGGATGATGTCTAATGTTAGGACTGATGAGCCTCGTTATGGTGATTTTTCTACAGCTGTTGATTATCACGATTCTGTTTTTCGAGCGCAGGAGGCGCAGGAAGAGTTTATGACCCTTCCAGCCTCGCTTAGAGCTCGTTTTAGCAATGATCCTGGTCAGTTGATAGATTTCCTTTCAGATCCTAATAATCGCTTAGAAGCGATTAATTTAGGTTTAGTGGCATCTCCGCCGGCTACTCAAGTGCCGCAGGGAGATGCTGCTGCACCCTCGAAAGAGGGTGTTTAATTTTGGCCCACCAGTGACTTCTCTTGACGTAACTGG